AATTTAATACTTTACTAATAACATTCATGGTTACATTACACGAATAATGTTACTTGAAGGTCACATTACCTTCATAATGTCACTTTCCCGCAGGTTGCGGTTATACCGCAACATTCATCTGCCACATTCTTTCCCTAATGTTACTTAAAAGTCAAGGTTGACTTTGAAGTATTCTTCGAGGAATTTCTTGCAGTCTATTCCATCGTCAAAGAGATTGGGACAGAAACGCTCAGTAAACTCCTGCATTGATTCAGTAAAAACGGTCATTGTGAACCATTCATAAACATTGTTGAATAGTTTCTTTCCCTGACGATTCCTGTTCTTGTAATGGTTATCGAAGTAGTAACTGGCACTACGGATATAGCACCTTACAAGTTTTGGCCGTTTCTTAAATTCCTCAATACGATGTTTCTGACTTGGAACAGGGCAAGCCATACACCCAAGGCGACGTTCTGCATGGAAATTCCCTTCTTCATCGTAGTACAAAGAATGACACTTGATGCCTCTCTCAGTAATAAAATCTTCAACATCCAGTTTTGTCCAATTCAGGATTGGAAAATATTGCTCTACCTCATCTTTGTTTGCATAGATGCGGCATTGCGTGGGTTCTTGGTATATCTCAGCTCTCTTAGCGGATTCATTAGCCCGGATGCCAACAACAGCATAGTTGCATATTTTATATTCTTTGAGAATCTGACAACAAAAACGGACTTTCCGTGACGGCAGTCCTTTTCTCTTGATCAGTTGAAAGAAAGTTTCTTTTGGTCTGACAATCTCTACTCCTTTACTTTGTGCGTGGGTGATTGTTCCAGGCGGGTCTATTGTCGTAACCTTGTAGATTGCCCTGTATTCTATTCCCGCCATCTTAGCCAGTTCAAGAATAACCTCGGAATCTTTTCCGCAACTATAGCATATTTCAAGTGGCTGTCCGTGCCTTGACGCAGCTTTGCTTGCTGCTTTGATTAGCCTGATAGCCCTGTCTACTTTTTTCTTTAAATCTTCAGTCATTGCTACATTAGGGAAAGAATGTTACGTTAACTCGTATTTGTATGGTTTGCCGTTGATTTCTCTAATATCCGTTTGTGCCACTCTGTTATATTCAGCCCCACGCTTCGCAGGTTGACCATTCTTAGTCAATCGAGTACCGCGATAAAACATACAAGAGAATGGAGTGCCAAAGTTATGACCCCACAACAACTTCTCTACACGAATAGTCTTGTAATGGTCTGTAATAACATCACCAATCTTTACATCATTGTTAGAATAGGCAAACTCTCTTGCGAGTTGTTTCTTCTTTTCTTCAAGCTCTGCTTCAAGAGCCTTTTTCGCTTTCAAATACTCTTCTTTGTTCATAATAATTCAGTTTGTTTCATTATAGCGATAATGTTGCAATGAGAATCGGACTTGTTGACGTGGACGGTCATGGTTTTCCGAATTTAGCCCTTATGAAAATCTCTGCATATCACAAACGACGTGGTGATACCGTAGATTGGTATTCCATCTTCGACCACTACGACATTGTGTATATGAGCAAGGTGTTTACCCATAAGCCTGATTACGATCAGGTGATACCTAATGCCGACTTGATAGAAAAGGGAGGCACAGGGTATTCGCTGACAAAGCAACTGCCTCCAGAGATAGACATGTTGCAGCCTGACTATTCCATCTACCCGGATATAGACAGCAAAACGGCTTACGGCTTTATTACTCGCGGTTGCCCAAACAAATGTACATGGTGTGTAGTACCGAAGAAGGAGGGTGCAATTCGTCCTTACATGGACGTTGACGATATTGCCATTGACGGACGGAACAAGCTCATTCTCATGGATAACAACATCGTTGCAAGCGATTACGGTTTGGGACAGATAGACAAGATTATCAGTCGCCGATACCGCGTTGACTTCAATCAGGCACTCGACGCAAGGCTTATCAATGATGATATTGCCAAGATGCTCGTAAAAGTGCGCTGGCTCGACGGTTACATAAGATTGGGCTGTGATACTCCAAAACAGGTTGAAGTCTGCGAAGACCTCATAGAGAGGCTTTTTTCATTTGGCTATACTGGAGGTTTCTTGCTTTACACGATGCTACACGGCTCATTGGAAGAGTGCTACAATCGTGTGTCGCATTGGCGTACTAAATATGCTTCCAAAGTTCGGTGCCAGGCACAACCAATGTTGGACTTCACCAAACAGCGGCAGGATATTCCCAAATGGCAGCAAGATATGGCTCGTTGGTGCAATAAGAGGCAGATTTACGGATCATGCGACTTCAAAGATTATGAGCCACGCAAGGGATTCCGTTGCGAAAAATATTTTTGGTAGGTCACATTATCGCTATATTGTTACACCTCATAGTCCTTTGTCAGAGTTTGAACAATCAGGAACTTTGCTTTTTCAAGATGATAGTTGGCATTACGCAAGTCAACACGTCGCATACGATCAGACAAAGACATCTTCTGCCTTGCCTCACTTGCTTTCTTATTCAGTTGATTACTGACTTTGTTATTCTCGGCAATTACGCCATCTATAGTTTTCAATCTTTCATCCATTATACATTCATTACAAATAATTGTGCAGTAAAGAACGAACTTCTTCATAGACAATTTCCATACCTACCGTAGAAGCCACATCAAACTCCAACTTGCATCCTTTCGACTTCTCCCAATCTTTACAAAGGAAGATAACGTCACACGTCAACAAGTCCTGAAGGTCTTTCTTCATGTGAACACGCCAGTCTGCATCTTCTGGAATACCGTTCTTCAAAGGGTTCACAACTTCATAGAATGCTGATAGCGCATCCTCAATTTTCTGTGCATACTGCTTGCGCTCTTCAAAATCGTAATGCGATATAGGAAGAGAAATATAAATTCGTTTTGCCATTGTTTACCACCAATCTTGAGTCCATAGTTTTGATACCCTGCGAAAGTCTTCGCCTTCAGGCACAGGACAGTTCTCTATCCATTCCGCATAGTCAACCTTCCATACTTTAAGATTCTCAGGCAATGCGTCCTTAACTTCTGGAAATATTTTCAGACGATAACTGCATTCCAGAAACTTTCCCCAACGATACTTTAAGAGGTTATTGTTGGTCTGTCTGAAATACTTAATATCGGTGACACTATGAGGCGCAACTACTATACCGTCAGCACAGTATTTCACAACCCTCTCAAAGCTCGACCATTCTGGACGTGCAGTGTAGACGTAAATCTTCTGACTTAAACCCATCTGTTCCGTCACGTCCCGAATACTATTACAAAGTCTTACAAGTCTTTCGGGGTACAAAAGAGGCTCACCTCCAGTAATCATTATCTCGTCGTAGTCCCAACGGTCAACAACGGGGATATCGTCAAACTTGAACTGTTTGTTACAGCATAGAGGACAATGGTTAAGACAGTTTGCAGTAACCAACAATCGTAGTTTCTTATTCATAATCCAACTTTTCTTTCTGTTCTGTTTGCTGATGTGTTACAGCAGCCATCACCCGTAGGCTCCCATTCGGAGAAATAGGGGTGCATGGTCTTTTCTTCTTTCACAATCTTATTCATAGTTATTCATATTCACGAAATGAACGCCTCTGGTGGCATTCTTGTTCTTGATGCAGTTCACAATGGTCATATACGGTATTCCCGTCTTTTCGCAACAGTCACGGATAGAATGAAACACCTGACCTGTCTCTACGCACATTACACTTCGCTTCCAATTCTTTGTCTTCTTGGTCGTTTCAGATGGACAAGCTTTGGGGATGGAATGTTGTGGAGGTTCCTCAACCCTCACTAATGACTTTTTCCAGCGTTCACCGCTCTTATGTATCTCTGCTTCAACCTGTTCACGAGGCATCGTCGTGTAGTCATTCAAGTCGAATATACTTATTTCGCAATTCTTGTGTAATGCCTTAATGGTTATGAGATCGTCTAGGTTATCTGAGAAATACGAATTTACATTCTTTCCATTCTCAAATACAGAGACAAGATAGTTATGTTTCGCCATAGTCCAACATAAGTTTTATTTCAACAGGTTCATCGTCCCAAGAAATCTTAGGCAATACAAATCCTAATGCAGTCATTCTGTCAATGGTAAGCGTAACACTTGGATGATACTCACCAACCCATCTTTCAAACACGGTGTCACGCCTCGGCTCTTCCATGAAAATACTACCTTGGCCGCTACGGTTTACTGCGTAGAACAAAGATTTTTCAAACATAGTTTTTTTAGTCTTTAATCGTCTTCGTAAGGGTCTTTCTCCCTGTCAATGACGTAGTACATCACGCCATTCTCACCCATCTTCGATTTTGAGTCAAGTTCATCAAGTTCCTTTTTAAGCCTTCTCTCAAAACTTTCCTCGCCATCGTCACCACTCAGAAGAAAGTCCGTTCTCTGAGCATAGATGGCGGCACGTCTTAGAGCATATACCGCTTCTTCCATCCTTCTCAATGCCGATTCTGGATAAGCATAGTTCATAGGCTGTAAATGGGTATCATCATATTCCTGCCTTTCGTAGTAAGACCACCTACTCATTGGAATAGGCTTACCACTCATTATGACTTCCTGCTCAATTTCGTCTGCAATGTTATATATATGCCACTGCTGATTATCAAAACGTCCGCCACTCATTTGTTTTCTAATATTTCGTTTATCTGATTCCTAATCTCTATCAATTCACTCACAGTAAAGAATGTCCCTTCAGTTATTCCGCATCGTTTATGGGAGATAAAATAGCTATCACCCTTCTTATCTTTCTTGACAGTAGCCATGATCAATAGCGGAATTTAGTAAAATGAATGATTGCTAAAGGTTTGTTTAAGTTATAACCTTTAAACCACTCAAGCCAATCATTGAAACTAAGCCCATCGTTCTGGGATAAGGTATGAAAGAAGTCATTTTTTTGCTCTCCATCAACGTAGCCAAGCATAATACCCCGTCCTTTATATTTTTCATTAACGATTCGTAGTTCCTGCAAACCGATTCCGTCTTCACGGGTTAAACGGGCAATCTCAACTTGTTTGGAACGATACGGCTTTCCTGTCCATTGTCTGATACAGAGACAGGCTTCACCCTTCTCTATCTTCTCAAAGCGTTTCTTCCACAACTCATAGTTGGCACGGATGGTATGGAGTTTCCGCCACTCACCATCTTGTTTGATGGCAGCAAGAAACTGATCCTTGAAACCAGTCTCTTCTCCTGACCTGCTATGTGTTACAGGAAATACCCGAGATAATGTAATAACGTATTTATCCATAGTCTAAAAAATAAAAGCCCCACCTCGAAATGAGGCAGGGCTAACGGACACGGGTTACTCTTATTCCTTTTCCTTCAAATGCTTGTTGTTCTCCAGGACATCGAGAATGCGGGTCTTCACAACGTCGGCAATCTCGTAGTCGGCGTTTGAATCCTTGTAAACGACCTCCTGAACTGCACGTCGTGCGGCCTCGTTACTTGCTGCCTGAACCAGATGGAAGTGTGATACGGCCTTGGTCTTGGTGCGGACACCACCTTTGCGCGTCCTTACCTCAACCTCTTCGGTAATGACAACCTTGACCTTGTAGTAGCTCTCTGCAGTAGCATCGTCGCTGAAGCAGATGGTTCCGTACTTCGGACGGAGCATACCGGCAACGCTCTTGACTGGGCGGTTGGCATAGGTCAGTTCGTCACGTAGTTTCTTCTCTCCGTCGATGAACGATGCTGCCTCAACAACGTAACGTTCTTTCACCTCCTTGGTGATACCCTTCTCATTGGTTTCGTTGAATACGAGTGTCGCCTCCATCCAGAAACCACTTCGATTTCTTAAATTTGCCATTTTTCTCTTCTGTTTTTTATGTTTAACTTTATGCGGCTCTTCTTGCTTTGATACGAGCCTTGCGTTTACGTTTCATACGGGCATGGGAGTGATTGTGTTTCTTTCCTTTCTTTGGAATGAAGTCTCGACTCTCATGCTCACAAGGAAATACTGCGTTAGGACCAGGCAATACAACCATCATGTCCTGTTTTATTATTACCTCACGGGTGGTGTAGGGAACTTTTATCAGTTTCTTATTTGTCCCCTTACCTTCTTCAATGTAGAAGAAATCTGTGTAGCGTCGTTGTAAATGTGACATAATTCTAAAAATATAATTGATTATTATTCTATGTTCCGATTTGGTTAGCACGGCTCTTTAAGTTCGAGTAAAAGCAGTGCCGTCAATAGTAATAGCAGTAACTCCACAAACTTTTTCAAGTGATTATTCTTATGCCGGATATCACCTCTTGCGAAAGTTACGACCGACCTCTGTGCTCCTGGACAAATACTGTTCAGTACATCGTACTTGTCAGCACCATAGGCAATCGTCAGGATGCTCACACCGAGACTACTTGAAGAGTAAGGGTAAAAAACGATTGTGTATCTTCCAACATAAGCGACATTCAGTACCCGATAAACCATTGTCAACACCCTGTTAATCGCTGACTGAATCCTCGGACTATTCCGTTTCTTGTATTTCTGTTTCATTATTCTTTGTTTTAGGTTCTCCCCAACCGTTAAGTTTGTAAACTTCACGTCGAGCTTCTTCTTTCGTCGGTAGGTCTTTGATGAAAGTTCCACTACCGTATGAAATTTGATCACTCACCTTTGTATCATGGTATTGCCAGATACCCCACTGACTCCTGTGCGGACCGTAAAAATACTGACCGTCTTTATATTTCATTTGTCTACGATTCTTGAAAGTTCATAGCTGATGCTGTCACGTTGCATTTCAGCATCAACACGCGCTGCCCGCTCTTTTACAAATGTACCAAGCCAGCCGACACAAATCATAGTAATCAGGATACTAATGATCAGCGATGCCCAGAACTCTCTCTTACAGAAAGCAACAATCTGTTTGCCGATGTAGACAAACACACTGACTATTCCAAACAAAATGCAGGTAACAATCCTAAGCAAGCCCCATGCAGCTTTGCATACTCCTGACCAAAGGCAAACACGCCATTGCCGGAAGTTATCAAATAACAAATCACTCATAGTTCATCTATTTTGGTTCTACTTTTACTACTTCACCATTCTCGTTGACCATGTAGTTTGTTCCCCATTCAAGTCCTAACTCGCTGAGGAAATTATCAAGTTCTATGAGACATTTCTTACCAAAGTTCCGTAAACTCAGTAAATCGGTCTTCTTGCGTCTCGCTAAATCACCGATAGTTTCAATGTCTTTGTAAACCCATTCGCCATTGATATTCTCTTTGTATGACTTCAGACAGTTCAAAGCGCGAACGGAAAGATTACAGTCAACAAGTCGTTTCGTGAGAATGCTTTCTTGAACGTCAACCTTACTATATTCAAGACTTTCTGCGCCCGGTTCTCGGAAACTGCGAAGACTATTGACGTTGATTTTCAATGTCTGCAATTCTTCTTTCAAACGCTCATTCTCTTCTTTGATCTTGACGTATTGACGACCCTCGTAATTCAGAACCCGCAAGTCTTTTTCTACGATTTGATGGACGCGCTCTGGAGATATGCCATACTTTTCAGCGATATACTTTACGTCGTAGCCATGAAGCAACAACTCTATCATATCGTCACCTCGTCTTTCGCCATACTGACTGACTCTTACGATACCAAACATGGTGCGAACAAGTTCAGTAAGGCGAGGCTTAATCAGACATATCTTTGTGTTCTCGGCACTCGATTGGCGAAGAAGTTCAACGGAGGCTTTGTATTCTTCATAAGCTGCTTTTTGTTTGTTGACGTATGCTTCCAAAGCACCCTCAACAACGACAATTTCAGAATACTTGTCTTCGATGGCCTTAACGCTTTCCATCGTCACGTAATGACAGTTGTCGAGTTTGACGGCCGCAAGCAAACCTTTGTCAATCCAGTTTCGGATAGTCTGCCTGGTAACGCCAAACTTCTCGGCTACGTCACTGGCTTTGATGTATTCCTGTTCCATAACTTTTATGCTACTTTTTGCAATTTCATATAAAGAGCCTCACACAAGACTCGGCTCATGTTTACCTCAACAGCATTGCCGATAAACTTCTTCTGCTCTGCCTGTGTACCAATGAGTGTGTAGTCCTCTGGGAAACCCATGATGCGTTTCAGTTCGGAAATCTTCAGCATACGCATTTTGATGTCAACGATACCGTACATTGCCATGAACTCCTTGACTTTCTTTGTCATTGGGCTATCACTTTCATAGACGGCTATGCCAATGCCACGCTCTGTACTGATCAGGTAAGGAGGCATCTTATCCATCCTCGCTATCAGGGTGAAACAGGGCTTGTCAATGCTGCCGCCGTCACTCCCGAATGACCAAGGATTTGCCAAGAACTGATTGACAGATACAAGTTTCTGCTTCGGCGTTGTCAGGACTGCAGGACTTGGATTCTTGATGTCACTGATTTGCCCGCCACCACTATACTCGTTAGCGAGAAACTGACAGTCGGCTATTCCTATCTGTCCTACCGTGCATATCGTCGGTGCTGGCTCTTCTATCGAACTGCCTTTGTTGTTGAAGCGGTAGTTTAGAATAAACTTGGGCTGAACCATTGCCAACCTGTCTTTCGTCATTACCGTCGGCGACGGCTTTTCTACGGAACTGTTATAACCGTTACCGTAAAAGGCAGACAGGAACTTGGGATTGACGATGCTCAAACGGTCTTTGGTCGTAACAGTTGCACTCGGCTTCTTGATGTCGTAGTTATGATCTGCACCACCATAGTAAGCTGTTATGAAAGCATGATGGTCAACGGTAGTAATAGAACCTGCTGGCCTGTCAATGGAAATGTTCTTGTCTTCTGGGCGACCGCTGAACTGCTTGGAAAGGAAGTTACACTTGACCATTCCCAAACGATTCTGTGTTGCAACAACAGGACACGGCTCGTCAAGAGAGGGTGGAGAATAGTTTCCCTGTCTGTTCATGGAGTTGTATTTCAATATCCATGCCTCATGCTGCTTCTTACCACCTGCGACAAACTTCACAAGTCCGGCATAGATGCGTTCCAGAGTACGCTCACACAAAGGTTTCTTCTTTTCAAAGATGCTACTGCCTTCATCGTCGAGGTCAAGAACGTCTTTGACGGGCTTCCATTTCTCATAGACATGGAAGAGACTGTTTTCCTCAACTTCTTTGGCATGTGTCGGTACTGGAAATGCTATTGGCAGTCCTTTACGGGCAAACTGACCAAAGAAACGCTTGCGACTGGTGTATGCACCGTAGTCGGCAGCGTTCAGGATGCGCCAGTCAAAGTCATAGCCGTATCTGCAAACGTGTCGTACCCATCGTATATAGGAACTACCCTTGTCTTTGCTGACTGGCTTGCCGTTCTCGTCTAACTCACCCCAACACATAAATTCCTCAACATTCTCAATCATGATATAATCAGGATCCAAGGCTTCGATGTATCTGAATAGGTGTTCTGCCAAAGTACGAGAATCTGCATCCCTCGGCTGACCACCTTTTGCTCTGCTGAAATTCGTACATTCTAAACTCGCCCATAACACAACCAATGCGCCAGGACTCTCACGCTTCTTTTTCTCCAAATGCGATATCAGAGGCGAAAGTTCAAGTGTACGTATGTCTTCTGTGAAGTGTAGGGTGTGAGGATGGTTAGCGGCATGAGAGGCAATAGCGTTGGGGTCGTGATTGACACAAGCTATAACTTCCGCACATTTCTCACCATTAGCAAATGCCCTTTCTACGCCGCTCGATGTACCACCTGCACCACAGAAAAGGTCTATGTATAATAATCTATGTTTCATTGCCACAACATTTATACAAACATATCTTGTTCTACGATAATCTTTTTCTCAATAATCTTGATGTACTCTGGATTCAATTCATAGCCGATGAAGTTCCTGCTGTATGTCCGTGCCACTCTCGCGGTTGTGCCGCTACCCATGAACGGATCAAGGACAATACCGCCTTTCGGACAACCTGCAAGGATGCAAGGTCTGATTAGTTCCTCTGGATAGACGGCGAAATGCGCATTGAGGTCTGGCTTGGTATTCACAAACCATACGTCACGCTTGTTCCTGACTGGATATTGCTTGTCTGGCAATCCCTCGGCACGTCGTAGGTGCATTGTATTCGGTGCTTGACCATCTTCTTGTAGGTTCTTGAATCTCCAACGCGGATGCCCACCTGCCGCCATCGTCTGTCTGTTACCATGCGGCATTACAGGAATAATGTAGCAATGGAAGTAAACAAGATTTATAATGAAGACTGCCTTACAGGACTGAAAAGACTTCCAGACAACTGCATTGACTGTTGTGTTACGTCGCCACCTTATTATGGACTGCGAGATTATGGCTGTGACGGTCAAATTGGTTTGGAGAAGTCACCTACTGAATACATAGACAGACTGACAGAGGTGTTTACAGAGGTATTTCGCGTATTGAAGCCAGAGGGAACGCTATGGCTGAATCTTGGAGATTCATACGCCGGTTCCGGAAAAGGATCTGCCAATTATCCAGATAATGCCAAACTGTACAAGCAAGGGTCAAACAAAGGTACTGTAGGCAATCGAACTGGTTACAAGTATGTAACCGTTTGCAAAGACAAAGACTTGATAGGAATACCCTGGATGGCTGCATTTGCCCTACGTGACAGAGTGGGCTACTATCTCCGTAACGATATTATTTGGGCAAAGCCTAATGCAATGCCCGAATCTGTCAGAGACAGGCTTACAAAGAGCCATGAGTATATATTCCTCATGTCAAAGAGCAACCGTTACTACTTCGACCATGAAGCGATACAGGAGATAGCCACTGGTTATGATGGAAGAAAAGACATCATCATGCACGGCTCTCCAAAATATAACATTATTCCTGTAATGTTACATTAAAATGGAGTATCATCTTCACTTGGAGGAGCAAACGGCATTCCGTTATCAGCATTTACAGTAGGCATCGGCTTTGCCGTTGCTTCTTCCGCAAACATATCTGTCTGGACACCGATATCTCCACGCCATCCATATACCCGCTTTTCGTCGTTGGTATTCTTGAACCGTCTGGACTCTATCTCATAGTACATTCCTACGAGATAGTCCTGCGTACCCATCATTCGGTCCTTGGAAACTTCCAAAACATTGGAGAATTGAAAGAACTTCTGAATGTTCTGAACACCAAAGTACTCACCGCCCATCTTGCGGAAGTCATTGTTAACACGGTGCATGATAAAGATATAGTCGGCAGCGTCGATGATGGCCGACGAACCGCTGATATCGGTCTTACGGATAAAAGTCGTTGTCTTCCTGGGATGGGCTACGAGAATAATGATCGCCTTGTTTTTCTTCTTGAAATCTGTAAGCTGATTGATTAGTTCCTTTTGCTTCTTGTTGCTGTCACCGTCGAATACGTCTATATCAAGAGAGAAAAGGTTATCGAGAATGAAGATTCTTACACCTAACGCCAGAAGTTCTTTCATGTCGGCGAATATCTGTTCCCATTTGTTTGAATATTCGTTGTTGTACAGAAAAAACTTTCCGTATGTCCAGTCATCTATCTTCACAGATAACTCGTCGGGGACATACCAATACTTTCCGTTGTTGCTATGCCTCAGAAACTCTTTGCCCGCAGCGACCATCTGAATCCAACTCTTCAGCACGTCGGGTCTCAACTCACCGCTCCATAGCGCACACTTGCAATTTTGCTGAATGGCGTTAAGCAATAAAGAGTTGAGCCAGGAACTCTTACCGGAAGCATTTGAACCGCTGACTATAACAAGCGAACTGAAGAACAGTTTCTTGATAGCCTT